CTCGGCCCGCAGCAATCTCGCGCTCGGTTCGATTGCTACGCAGAACGCTTCGAATGTTTCGATTACGGGTGGCAGCATCACTGGCATAACCGATCTCGCGGTTGCGGACGGTGGCACGGGCGTCTCGACCTCAACTGGTACGACCAACGTGGTGTTGAGCAACTCGCCGACCATCGTCACTCCAGTCATCGCGCAAATCAACGACGCGAGCGGCAACGAGACGCTAAAACTGGCGTCGATTGCCAGCGCGGTAAACGAGGTCACGATTGAGAACGCCGCAACAGGAAACCCTGTGCATATTAGGGCAACAGGTGGCGATGCGTCTGTTGGACTGCACTTAGTTGCCAAAGGCGCAAGCGGATATGTCAATGTGACTGATGGCGTGGATGAAACCAAGCGCATCATGTTTAACGCTGCGGGCGGTACAACAAACACGCGCACGATGTTGTCGAGCACGCAGACCGTTGACCGTACGATCTCGCTGCCAGACGCGACGGATACACTAGTCGGTAAGGCGACGACGGATACGCTCACGAACAAAACGCTCACCAGCCCAACGCTGACCACTCCAGTTCTCGGCACACCATCCAGCGGCACGCTATCGAGCTGCACAGGTCTGCCCATCAGCACAGGCGTTTCTGGTCTCGGCACGGGCATCGCTACGGCTTTGGCGGTTAACACTGGCAGCGCGGGTGCTCCGGTGCTGTTCAACGGTGCGCTGGGCACGCCTACAAGTGGAACGGTGACGAACCTTACAGGCACGGCCTCGATCAACATCAACGGCACGGTGGGAGCCACTACGGCCAGCACGGGCGCGTTTACGAGTGTGGATTCTACTGGCACGATCACCTCGACCGGAGCATCCACCCAATTTCGCGCAAAGCGCACAGGGCAAAACGCGGATTTCCGTATTTTGCAGGGCGTAAATAACACGGTGCTCGACAACAACAACGGCGACGAACTCAACCTTGCCATCGCTGGAACTTATCGGGCCACCCTCTCCTCCACCGGACTCGCTGTGACGGGGGCGTTGTCGGCGACGGGAAACATTAGCACAAATGTTCCGGGCACAAACTTTGCAGGTTATTACCTGCGCGGGAACGCAGACTATCTGCTATCTTTAGTACGATACGACACCCTAGGTTCGGGTTCAGCACTTCTCAGCGCATTTGACAAAGTTGGCGTAATGGTAGGTGCAACGGGTGCAGGCCCGAATACCGGACTTCTTATCGGGACATTTTCCACCACTGGATTGGCTATTACCGGAGCGTTGTCGCTCAACGGCGCAACCGAAGCGGCGAGCATACGCACGACTTTTACCGGTAACACGATTGACGGAATTTCGCTCAAGGATTCCGCCGATCAATCAAACGCAGTGTTCGCCGCTTTTCGGAAAGCAGACGGGGCGGGCATCGGCTCCATCACCCGCGTCACCACGACCAACGCTGTTGTTTACAACACCACCTCAGACGGTCGCCTCAAAGAAAACCTCCGCGACTTCACGGATTCGGGCCGATTGATTGATAGTCTCAAACCTCGCGTGTTCGATTGGAAGAACAGCGACGAAAACGGCAAGAACGTCGTCGGGTTTATTGCTCAAGAAGAACACGCCGCCGACCCAATCTTTGCTCATATCGGCGCGGTAAGCGTAGGCGACGAAGACCCAGAAACCATTACAAAACAATGGCAGCGCAGCGACTCAGCACTCATTCCTATTCTAGTTGCGGAATTGAAAGCACTTCGCCAACGTGTCGCCGCACTCGAAAAATCCAACTAAAACACATGAATACCGAACAATCCAAACCCACCATCGACATCAACGACCTCGTTGCCGTCGTCCAGCTCATCGACGTTTGCTCCACTCGCGGCGCGTTTCGCGGGGAAGAACTCGCCACCGTTGGCGGCTTACGCACGAAGCTCACCGAGATCGTGAAAGCAAATCAACCTGCGCCTGAGGCACCGAAAGCTGAGTAAGATGGCCGGAACCTCCGACACGAACTGGCGCAGCTACGTTGGCCCTGCGGACAACGGCAAGGTCGTTACGTCTGAGGACTGGCAGCCGCCAAGCGACCCGAAGCAATGGGACGACTTGTTTAAGTGCTCAAACGTGAGCAACCTAACGGCTACTGGGCTGGTCATTCCTGCTAGCCGTGAGGACTCGATTGATTGCGTGCGCGGTAGCAATTACCTGATTCAGTCCTGCACGATTCAAGGCTCGGTCACGGTCAAAGGCGCGATTGAGGGATTTGAACTCAATAACTGCGTCATTTCGGGCACCGTCGAGTTGGGGCAGTACGACAACTATTGGTTTAAGGGCCGCGCTCCGACGCGCTATGTCCGACTCGTCAACTGTTGCTCGCCTGATGGCTCACCGATCCGCATAAAGATCTGGGACGCTGAGCTGGCGCTCATCGCAGGAACAAGCGTTCAGGTCACGCGCATCCCAAAGTTTATTTGGCTTCCGTATTTCTTGTTCCGCCGTTTGACGAATCCGAAATCAGTATAAGCCATGTTTCCACTCGCTGAAATTCTAGGTATCGGCACGAAGCTGATCGACAAGTTGATTCCTGACCCAGAGGCGAAGGCCAAGGCGCAGTTGGAACTTGCGACGCTGGCGCAGAATGGCGAGTTGGCGAAGATGAACGCCGACCTTGAAGCATACAAGACCGAGCAGAACAATCTTACGGAACGGCTCAAAGCGGACATGGCGAGTGATAGCTGGATGTCTAAAAACATTCGGCCAATGACGCTTGCCGCTATCCTAGCTGGCTATTTCATATTCGCGGCTATGAGTGCGTTTGGCTATAACGCCAACGAGTCTTACGTTTCGCTCCTTGGGCAATGGGGTATGCTCATCATGTCGTTTTACTTTGGCGGCAGGACGCTGGAAAAGATCATGGAAATGAGGGCTAAAAAATGAGCGACGAATCTGCAAAGTCTGCGCTAGTCGAGAAGGCCGCATTTGCGGTGCTTCCCATCCTGTTTTCTTGCGTGGTTTATTTGATGTCCTCGCTATCGAGTCTTTCAAGAGAAGTTACTATCCTAAAGCAACAGGTGAGCCTTGTTGTAACTAGCGACAATAAACAAGCAACCAACACCGGAGCTGAACTTGCCCGCGAGAAACTGCGGCAAGACCTTGAGAAAGAAATCCAGCATAACCGAGACATGATTTTCGACAACCGTCAGACCATTGCTGTTCTTAACGAACGCATCGGAGCACTAAAGAAATGAACCCGACCCAAGCAAAAGACCTAGCAACGGCTGCGACTCCGGTTGTCGCGTGGACTTCTCTCAGCCAAGTCAACGACATCGCCGCGCTGATTGGAACCTTGCTTGGCATCGCATTTCTGCTTTGGCGGTGGCATCGCGAGGCGACAAAAGAGCCGTGATTTGACGTCCGTCGCAGTAGCGATGGAACAAGTCATCACATTCGCAGCCTCCACCGGAGCCATTGACACCGAAGCTGGCGTCATCCGTGGCGTCTCGCTGATCACTAAAGGCCCAGCCCTCGGTCACGGCGTCATGATTGACGACAAGACGCTGGCGCAGGTTAAGACGGCAGCCGAGCAATATACTGGCGGTCTCAAGGTTAAGCTAAACCACTCGAGCGGCGCGGGCGACATTATCGGCTATATCGACACGCTCCGCATTGACGGCGAAAAGCTGCTCGGTGATCTGCACTTGCTGCAAAACTCGCCGCATCGCTCTTATATTTTAGAGATCGCTGACCGGATTCCTGACACGTTCGGGCTTTCCATCGCGTTCTCTGGCCCGTCGGAAAAATCCTCCGACAAGCTAACGACTTTGCAACGCTGCTCAGAAATCTACTCGGTTGATCTGGTGGACTCTCCTGCCGCCAACCCGAGCGGATTCTTCGCGCGCAAACTGAAACAACTTCAGAACGGCGAAGTTGAGCAACCCGAAGCAAAAATAGAAATCGAATTACCCATGAATGACGAAATGAAAAAGGCCATCGAGGGCATGATTGAAAGTGCCATGATGAGCATGAATGATAAAGTCGCGAAGCTCGAAAGTGCTCTCGCTCCGAAAGAGGAAAAGCCCGCTATGATGAGCGCGCAGAATGAAGTCGTGCAACTCGCTGCGAACACCGCCGCGCTCGCTGCCGTCAAAGAATTTGCCAAGTCGTTTGGTGCGCCCGCCGCTCCAGTCGCCTCGGCTGAGGCTCCAAAGCCTGTCGTGCAAGTGCAGAAATTCGAGGAGATTGTCGCCGCCAAAGCTCTCGAGCTGAAGGGCGATAAATCTGCCGCGATCTCGTTTGCTATCAAGAATCACGCCGACCTTTACGTCGCCTATCGTGCGCGCGTTCAGAGCGGCGAAATCGTTAAACTCTAATCCTATATACTAAAATGGCTACTTCATTCAATAACACGGGCACGTTCGTGGCTAATGCGGCTATCACCGCGTTCCGCCTCGTGTCCATCAGCTCCAACCGTGGTGTCGGTCTTGCCGCCACCGCTTCGCTTCCTGACGGCGTTGCCGTCATCGACGCCGCCTCTGGCGATCAAGTCACCGTCGAATTTCTCGGCGGCACCACCATCAAGGCGACCTTGCTCGCTGGCCCCGTGACCGTTGGCGACACGCTTTTCAGCGTTGCCTCCGGCCAAGTCGCCATCACCGGCACGATCACCGTTGGCAAATCGCTGACCACCGCGTCCGACGCTGGTGCGATCATCGAGATGCTGCCTAAGAACATCTAATCTCAACAATCTACTAAACTAACATGTACACTAATTCTGCTGCAATTTTCCGTGGCGACATCGCTGGCGTTCTAGAACAAGCTAAAGACTGGGAGTCTGGCTTGATCGGTACTGCCGTGATGCCAGTCCTCAACGTTCCTGTCCGCGCTGGTCAGTATCCGTCTTTCGTTCTGAAAGAAGGCCAACTGCTCAAGAGCGAAGTGAAGAACCGCGCGCCTTACAGCACCTATGCTCGTGGCACCCGCGCCTTCAATCAGGACACCTACACCGCGCTCGAATACGGATACGAGGAAGCAGTCGACGATACCGTAACTCTCGACGTTGCTCGATTCTTCGACGCCGAGACGATTGCCGCCAAGCTCGCCAAGCGCAAGCTGCTCCTCGCTCACGAACTCCGCGTCGCTGCTCAGATGTTCAACACGAGCAACTTCACGGCCACGAACTCGACGACCGCTTGGAGCACGGCCAACATCGCCACGTTCGACGCCGCGCAAGACGTGCAAGACGCTCTCGACCGTATGCTCGCCAAGGGTGAGTCCACGAGCAATGCAAAAGTCGTGATTCCATACCCAGTATGGACTCGCCTGCGCGCCTCTACTAAATTCCAGAACCGCTTGCGTGGCACTGGTTTAAGTAGCGACACCATCCTCAACGCCTCGACCCAAGCCGCCGCGGAGGTATTTGGCGTGGCTGAGGTTCTGATTGGTCGCGCGTCATACGATAGCGCCCCCGAAGGCGTTGCGTTCAGCTCTAGCAACGTCTGGGCGAACACCTACGTCTGGGTTGGTAACGTCACCGAGGCCTCCGCTGGTTTCTTCGGTGGTGGCGCCGGTTTCACGCTCAACTGGTCTGAGTACGGCCCAGCGATCGGCGTCAGCACCTACCGCGACGAGTCGATCAAATCGAACATCGTCCGCGCTTCGCACTACACCGCCGAGAAGGTTGTGAACACGAACGCCGGTCAGCTCATCACGACCCAGTTCTAATCCTGATTCAGTTCAGTTCTAAAGCCTCACGCCTCACCGCGTGGGGCTTTTTGTTTTGACGGTTCGCGCGCCTTCTATTGACCGAAGCAAAACACACGACCATGACGATCTCACTCTGCGTAATTTGTGGCAACGAGGCGCACCACATCGAGGCAATGCTTAAGTCGTTCGTCGGACTGATCGACGAACTCTCACTTGTCCGCGCCATTGGCTCAAAGGAGCCGGACGGCACCGAGCGAATTGCGCGCGGATGGTGCATTGAAAACGGCGTCAATTTCGTTTTCAGCGACTATCGGAACGGAGTCACGGCACAGGCTTGGAAGCACGTCGATTCGTTCGCCAAGGCACGCAATCAGGCTTTCGCGTATGCGACCGGCGATTGGCTAGTCTGGGCGGACTGCGACGACGTTTTGGCCGAAGCCGACGACCTCAAGAGCAAGCTCGCCGAACTATCCGAGGAGGTGCTGATGGTGCGCTGTCCTTACGACGTGCGCGGAACCGGAAAGAAACTACAACGCGAGCGGTTCATCCGTCGCAGCGCGTTTCAATCTGGGCGTGTCTGGCATCACGACGTACATGAAAACCTGCTACTTTTGCCCAACGACCGGCACGTTGAGTGGACGGCGCCGGTCTGGAGGCATGAGCCAGCCTGCATAAAACAAGATAACCGCAAGCGTAACCTTGCTATTCTAGGTCGCAGCGTAGGCGAAGCGGCGACCCAGTATTTTTATATTCACCAAGAACACTACTGCGCGGGCAATAAACCAGCCGCTGAACAGTTTGGCCGCATCGCTCTATCGTTTCCGAACCTCGACGACTCTTTCCGGTACGAGGTTCAGCTTAACCTTGCGCGTATCTCAGCAAGTCGTCGCGAGTCCATGCAGTTCGCAATGGGCGCGCACGGCGTCTTTCCGTGGTGCCGCGAAGCCATCGCCTCAATCATTATGCTCGCGTTTGAAAAGAACGACGGCAAGCGCGCGGCGTGGTGGGCGTCTCGGATGCTGACCTTGCCCGAACCGGCGCAGAAAGATCGTCCGTGGACGCACGAATCGAAGTGGTACGGCTGGGCTGGACATGATCTTGCCGCGCGTGCATATCGCTTGGCCGACATGACGGCAGACGCGAACGCGCTCCAGCTCGTTTACCACAAGCACACCGAGCCGACTATCCGCATCACGCAGAAAACGCTCGGCAATTCGACGCGCTCGGTGTCGTTCCGTGACGCTTGGCTCTCGACCGCGGCGCGACCTGAGATTGTCGAGCACTACTTCCAGATCAAAGCCGACGACTCCGAGACGATGGCGATGGCGAAACAGTTCCTGCATCACGTCGGCGAGCCTACTGAAACGCCTCGCGCCGTGATTCGCGTAAACGTCGAGGACGGCATGGTTCCGCCTAACAACTGGGACGAACGCGTGCTGACGTGCGGAGAAACCGTCATCGATGCGGAGAACATTGAGCGAATCCTTGGAGCTAAAAAGCCATGATTCCAGAACCCGCCATCGTCGTCTGCACCAAGAACGCACGTTGCCTCGACGTGATGAGAGCGTCGATCAAAGCCTACGTTCCGCACGGCATCCGCACCTACATTTCGCACGGACTCGGCCCGACCTTTGGCGAGGCTTACAACGAGGCGGCGCGCATCGCGTTCAAGGAACACGATCAACTCGTGATCTGCAACGACGACATTGTTTTCACTCCGACGACGTGGATGAGGCTCATGGGCGACGTGAAATTACTTCGTGAGCATTATCCAGACCTCGGCTGGGTGGCAACGCGCTCGGACTATGCGCGCGGCGAACAGAACATCCGCAGCGGACGCGGGCAAATTGACTTCCTGCGGTTCGCGTCGGAGCGAAACATCGTACAAGCAAGCGTCATTGCGCCGATCTGCGCGTGGATTCACCGCGACGCATGGGTGGATTTTCCTCCGCTCAACTGGTTCAGCGACGACGTGCAATGCCTCGACATGAAGCGACCGCACTTCATCTCGCGCGCCTACGTCCACCACGTCGGAAGTCAGACCTGCGGCAACGACGCCAAGAAGTGCATGGACGACGCCGAGCCTTGGTTGCGCGAGAATCGGCCCGAGTTGCACGCGCGGTGGTATTTAACGAAAGGCGCATAAGTATGGCCGCAGTCCGAGACTTTGACCCGACTCAGATCAATGCAGATTTCTCCGCAATCTTGGAGCAAGCTGGCATCGCGTTCACCTATCAAGGCAACAGCATCACCGGCGTCTGGTCTGCTTCGCGTGACGCGTTCGCGGACTTTGAAGATCAGCGCCGCGACGATTCCAAGTTCACCGTGTTTCTTTTGACGACGAGCGTGAGCGCAACGCCAAAGGTCACGCAGACGCTTTCGCGCGCGGGCATCACCTATTTCATCGAACGCGTGACGCTCGACGCCGAGGGCGCGGGCTGCGAAATCGAAGTCTGCAAAGTCATATGATTCAGCTTGAGACGAGTTTTCATCGCTTGGAATACCAACTGGCGCGACTCGCTCTGGCCGCAAAGGTCGATCTCGGCTTGGTGATTAAAGAGGAAGCCAAGTACGCGATTCAGACCATCGTGAAATTCACGCCACCAAAAACTAAACAGCAAGGCGTCAATGCCGTTCGTGGTGACTTTAGCAGATTGGCCCAGCCTTTGGTTTATAGTGATCTAAAAGCAAAGGCAACGAAGGGCGGTTTTTATGGTTCGATGGCAAAGTATGTTCGCAATCGTGAGATTGAAAAGATGCGCGCGCTTTTACGAAATCCAAAGCTCACCGGATACTACGGAATGAAATTGCTCGAGAATGAAGATGCTCTAAGGAACGAGCACAAAGCGCGAAGAAATGCTCGCGGCAGAATAACCGGAAAAGCTACTGCTCTAGCATTTGGAGCAGACTTTAAAAAGTATCGGAAAGAAATTGAAGGCCGCGTTGGCTGGACGGTATCAGGCTGGAACTCCTCGGCAAAAGTTGCTGGCGCGCGCTACAAGAAATTCTCGGATAAGTTAAAACCTCAAGGCGGACTTAATGGACGCTTGTTTGGTTATGTTAGTTCTAGCTTTGGAGAAAGACCGTTTATAAAAGCCACTGCTTCGCACGTTAAAATTCCAAACTATCAGCGCATGGTAGATGGCGCAATAGATTCACGAGAACGCACCACTGTAAAAAAGATCAACGCCGTTCTGGCTAACCGTGCCGTCAATCTTGGATTCATTAAAGTAAACGGAGCAATGCCACTTGAACAACTTAAATTAGCCGCATGAGCACCCGCACAAACATCCGCAACGCTACCGCAACCGCCCTCACGTCCGCTCTCGTCGTACCAACGGCGAACATCCTGCGCGGGCGCAACAACACGATTGCCAGCGTCAGCTTTCCGTCGGCTGCGGTCTATGCCGTCACCGAGCAAATCGAGGTTCGCACGCTCGGCCCAAGCAACCGCACGCAATATCGCCAGCTCCAACTTGTCGTCGATTACTTCACGGCGGAGAGCGGCACTTACCTGATCGACGATCTTTTCGATACCGGCTCCGCTGCCGTCGAAGCGGCTGTCTTAACCGACGTAACGCTCGGCGGTGCTTGCCAAGACCTCCATTTGGACAATGTTGAATATAATATAGAGCCGGACGAAGACCGCCGCTGGGGCACCGCTCGGCACACATTCACAGCAATTTATTTAACCACTGACTAATATGGCTACCAAACTTGGCCGCGATGGCCTTATCAAAATCTCGACCACCACCATCGGTGAACTCCGCAATTACTCGCTCTCGCACTCCTCTGACACCGTCGAGGATAGCGTGATCGGCGACATCTACCGCACGCGCCAAGGCTCAATGAAAACTTGGAGCGCATCTGGCGATCTCTACTGGGACGAAGCCGACGCCGGCCAACTCCTGATCACCATCGGCTCGACCGTTACGCTCAACCTTTACCCAGAAGGCGCTACGTCCTCGGACGTTTATTACAGCGGCTCGGCCATTGTCACGAAGTTCGACGTCTCGGCTTCGTTCGATGGTCTTGTTGAAGGTTCGATTGCCTTCGAGGGCAACGGCGCGCTCTCGACCCTGACCGTTTAACGCTAGAAAAAAACACAAAACAAAACACACATGGAAGCCATTGATCTCGTCCGCGAACACTTCAACAACCTCGGCACTAAACGAATCGAAGTTCCTGAATGGAAACTCGTGATCTTTTCGACGCCAATGACCTTGGCTGAGAAGAACCGAGTCTATAAAAAGTCTCAGAACAACGATATGGATTTGCTCGTGGACATTCTGATTATGAAGGCCACGGACGAGAGCGGAAAGAAGCTGTTCACCATCGAGCACAAGCCGACCTTGCTCAACAAGGCCGACAGCAACGTGGTCGCTCGCGTCGCCAATGAGATTCTTGCGGACAGCTCCGCGAAGCTCGACGACTTAAAAAACTAATCGGCGGCGATGAAGGTGCCGACCTCCTCGCCGTCTATGCTATCGCTGAACGTCTCGGCAAATTCGCTCACGAAGTCCTCGCAATGCCAGCCGAAGAAATGAACGGCTGGATTGTTTACATTAACCACCAAAATCGACTGAGAAAACATCATGGCAGCTGAAGCTACATTTATCCTCAGGGCGATTGATTCTACAAAAGAAGCATTTGCGAAGGTTCAAAATTCCCTGCAAAAATTAAAAGGCGAATCTAGTCTTGTTGCTGGAGCAATGAAGAAAGCCTTTGATTTGAAAGGCATCGGTATGGCGGCAATCATTGCATCCGGTCTTTCTCTTTCAAATGTTATAGAAAAAGTAACTCAAACACTCGTTGATGCAATTACTAGATTTAGTGATGTTCGCAGAGTAATGAAAGAAACGGCTATTGAAGTAGCTGAAATCTATAAGAAAACTTATTTTCAGCTTATGACTGACGAAGATAAGTATGCTTCGTTGCAGAAAGATCGTGCTGTAATTCAAGAAAAAATAAATGCTTTAGCGATAAAAGAAAAAGTAATTAGACAAGTTGCTACGGGCGGAATGGGTGGCGTTAAGATGGCTATGGCCGAGACAACTGATCTTACAAAAGAAGACGCAGAGGCTTTAAAAGAATTAAGAAAGCAACTTGCTGGTGTAGATTCAGACATGACCAATCTTCTGGTCGCTGCAGACAATAGATCGTTTCAAGAAAACATGGCTGCTCAAGTTGTAGCGGCTCAAAAATCTGCTGAGGCTTTTACTAATCAACAAGAGCGCGTTAATGCTTCACAAGTTGCCGTTCAAAAATTAGGCGAAACAATGAATGCTGTTTCGGCTTCAATGGATAAATTGACCGCCGAGCAAATTGCTTACGGAGAATCATTAAAAACCTCCGTAATGACTCCGCTTGAAAAATATAGTGCAGAACTAGAGCGTTTAGATTTATTACAAAAAGCTCAAATTATAGACGAAGAAACAGCGATTCGTTTAACAGGACTTGCAGGTGCCGCATATTCTGCGGCAGCGGGTGACGTAGAAGATATGACGTCGCGTCTAAGCGCAGCAAACGAAGAAGCAAAAAAGGCAATTCCAGCAATGTCGCAACTTGCAAAAATTAGTGACGACGCTGGTGCGATCATTGCCCAAGGTTTTGAGGACGCAATTTTGAGCGGTGAAAAATTACAGGATGTTCTAAAAGCAATCGGGCGTGATTTGCTTCGCTTAGTATTTCAACAAACCATCACGCAACCTCTTGCCGCTGGAATCTCTGGCGCGTTGCAAGGAATGTTCCGCGCAAACGGTGGCCCAGTATCCGCGAACAGTCCTTACGTCGTCGGAGAACGCGGCCCAGAACTATTCGTGCCGCGCGCCAGCGGCTCCATAGTTTCCAACTCCAACATGAACCAAGGCGGTGGCTCCGCTGGCCCTTCGATCAATGTGAACTACAACATTGCCGCTGGCGTCACGCGCAATGAACTTGGCCCGATCTTGGAACAAGAACGTCGTCGCCTTAAGGCCGAGATTCCGGACATGGTGCGCCGTGGTGGCGCGTATCGTTCAGCCTTCGCGTAAACATCATGGCAATCTCCTATCCACTCACGCCGCCCGCTGCGCTTGAAGCCTCGCGCCTGTCATTGACCGGACTCAGCGCAGTCTCGCGCAACGTCTCGCCGTTCACGATGCAGGTGCAGCAATACAACTGGCAAGGCCAAGGCTGGCTCGGCACCGTGGATTGCCCGCCAATGACGCGCACCGCGGCAGAGCAGGTCGTGTCGTTTCTGCTCATGGCCCAGCGCGGCACGTTCTACTTTCAAGACTTCGCCAACCCGACGCCACGCGGCACCGTGACTGGAACGCTCACCGTGTCATCGGCTACGGCTAACGGCACCACTCTAACCTTTAGCGGCGCGACTGGCGGAACCACGTTTGCTGCGGGTGATTGGATTGAAATTGGCACCTCTCTTTACAAGATAGTGCAGGTCAACTCGTCGTCATCCGTGGACGTGTTTCCAGTCTTGCGCTCGTCTTACGCTGGCGGCACTTCAATTATTTATAGCCCAGCCGTATCGCCTTTTCGAGCGGCAAGAGGCGTGTTCCGTCTCGCCGAGCCTTCAACGCAATGGAGCATCGACACCGCCAAGTTTTACGGCGTGTCATTCAACGTGATGGAGGACGTCGCGCAATGAGCATAACCACCGCAGGCCGCTCTCTCAGCAACGACATGACGACGCAGGTCAGCGCGTCGCAACTCTCTCCGATCATTCTCGCGTCGCTCTCGTTCGAAACTCCGGTGAATCTTTGGAGCGGTTACGGCACGATCACTTATGCTGGCACCGGCTATCTCGGCATTGGCACGCTCGGCACGATCTCGCCAGTCGAGGAGACGACAGAACTCGCCGCGCGCGGTATCTCGATGCAGCTCTCGGGCGTGCCGACCGCTTTGATTGCCGTCGCTCTCTCCGAGAACTACCAAGGCAAGGCTTGCTCGGTGATGTTCGGCGCGCTCGATTCCAGCGGCTCGCTCGTCTCGTCGCCGATCACGGTTTTCTCTGGCCGCATGGACGTGATGAGCATTAACGATGACGGTCAGGACGCGACGATTGGCATGACTGCCGAAAACAAGCTCGTAGATTTTCGGCGTCCTCGCGAAGTGCGTTACACCGATGAGGAACAAAAGAATCTTTACTCAGGCGACAAAGGCTTGGAGTTCGTGAACTCAATCCAAGAAAAGGAAATCTATTGGGGCAACGCGAAGATGTCCGCGCCGGTAAACGACAACGCTGGCGGAAACTACGGCCCGACTGAATACGATTAACCATGCCGACCCGCTGCGCCAACTGGCCCGAAGCTCTCGCCGCCTACATTGACC